GCATCATAGCTCTTGAGGAAGACTGGAGACGAACAGTTGACGGAGTGCTATCTATCGAAGCAAATGCCAGGATATACATTGACCAAGAAAGAGATAAGTTTGATAGGAAAACATTGGAGGATATGTATGATAGAACTTTTAACGGAGACAGAGTATTTGTCCATGCTCATTTTGGTACTAATGATATTGAGTCTATTTTTTCAAAACTTCGATACCTAATTATAGGATGTGATTGTAAGTGGGTAGTAGTAGACCATTTGCACATGCTGGTATCAGCCATCGGAGAAGGCGATGAGAGAAGAGCTATTGATAATATTATGACCAGGCTTAGAAGTATGGTTGAAGAGACAGGAGCAGGTATTATTTTAGTCAGTCATCTACGAAGAGTGGACGGAAACAAAGGCCATGAAAATGGTATAGAAGTTTCTTTATCTCACTTAAGAGGTTCTAATAGTATTGCTCAGTTATCTGATTGTGTTATTGCTTTAGAAAGAAACCAACAAAGTGATGACGAGTTAGTGTCCAGGACAACAAGATTGAGAATACTTAAGTCAAGATATACTGGAGATGTAGGCCTGGCTACCAATCTAATCTATGATATTGAAACAGGAAGACTTGCTGAACAAGACTTATCAGAACTAGAACCAGATGACCAGGAGTTGCTATTGTGAAATTAGTCTTCGACATAGAGACTGATGACCTTAAGGCGACTAAGATATGGTGTATTGTAACAATAGATGAAGAAGGATTTGAAAGAACTTTTGACCCTGACCATATTGAAGACGGTATCAAACATCTGGAAGAAGCAGACACCTTAATAGGACACAACATATTAGGGTTTGATATACCAGTAATAAAAAATTTATACGGTGTTGATTTATTTCATAAACAAATTATTGATACTCTAGTTGTATCAAGACTTATAAATCCTAACAAAGAGAAAGGTCATAGCTTACAGAACTGGGGCTTTCTTTTAGGACAGAACAAAGGGACACCACCTGAAGACTTTACTATCTACAGTAAAGAAATGCTGGACTACTGTGTACTAGATGTAAGGTTAAACAGAAAACTTTACCAGCATTTACAACAACACGTAAAAGGTTTTTCTCAAGAATGTGTAGACCTGGAACATTCTGTTTTTAAAATTATATCTCAGCAACGTAAAGACGGCTTCAAGTTTGATATGGTGCAAGCTATGTCTTTACTAAGCAAGCTCGTTGCAAGACGGAAAGAAGTTGAGGATGAAGTACACGAAACGTTTAAGCCTAAATGGGTTGATGTAAAAGAAGTTGAGCCACGTTTAAAAAAAGACGGCACGTTATCTAAGCAAGGACTGACTGAGCATGAGTACAATAATTTATTAGAAAAGTTTGCAGATGTACCCATGCCAAAAGATTATAAGTTTATAAGAAAACAATTAGTAGAATTTAATTTAGGTAGTAGAAAACAAATCGGAGAATACTTAATAGATTTTGGATGGAAGCCTGAAAGGTTTACACCTACTGGACAGCCTATCGTAGATGAAGGCACGTTAAAAAAAATAGAACACATACACGAAGCTAATCTGATAGCTGAGTATTTACTTTTACAGAAACGAATTGCACAGATACAGTCCTGGATAGATGCCGTTGAAGAAGACGGCAGGGTTCATGGTTATGTAATTAGCAACGGTGCGATTACTGGAAGGATGACACATAACAATCCTAACATGGCTCAAGTTCCTAGCATACACAATGTATACGGAACGGAGTGTCGACAATGTTGGACTGTTGATGAAGGCAATAGGCTTGTAGGTATAGATGCAAGTCAGTTAGAGCTTAGATTATTAGCACACTATATGGCAGATAAGGAGTATATAAATGAAATATTACATGGAGATATTCACACAGCTAACCAAAAACTTGCTGGACTTGAATCAAGAGACCAGGCAAAGACTTTCATCTATGCCCTCATATACGGAGCAGGAGACGAAAAGATTGGAAAAATCATTGGAGGAAGTAGAAAAGAAGGTAAGAGAATGCGAGAGTCTTTTCTCAGTAGTCTCCCATCATTTAACAATCTTAAGAACAGAGTTGAATCAGCAACTAGAAAAGGATTCTTGAAAGGACTGGACGGAAGGAAGATAAGACTCAGACATAAACATGCTGCTTTAAATACATTATTGCAATGTGGTGGAGCAGTAGTAATGAAAAGAGCTTTGGTAAAATTAGTTGACTTACTAGAGTTAAACACAATCAACTACAAAATTGTAGCCAACGTACACGATGAATGGCAGATAGAAACTACAGAGAAAACAGCAGACTTTGTAGGGGAGATGGGGATAAAAGCAATAAGAGAAACTGCTGATTACTATAATATGAGGTGTCCCTTAGATGCTGAGTATAAGGTAGGAGGGAACTGGAGTGAAACCCACTAAGAAAGACCAAAAGAAATTTGACCTAGACTTGAAGTACGGAGAGATACGAGAGGATAAAATTAGGGATATGTTAGAAAACAAAAAGATAGAAGTAAAATCTGAACGTGGAAGATGGATGGAAACAGGAAACATTTGTATTGAGTATGAGTCCTGGAGTAAACCATCTGGTATACGAGCAACGGAATCAGACTATTGGTTTCATAATTTATGTGTAGGAGATAAAGAATTTTGTACTATTGTTTTTGATACTAACATGTTAAAGTTAATAGTAAATCAATTAGATACATTCAAGACGGTATCAGGGGGCGACCATAATGCTAGTAGGATGTATCTTGTCAACTTACAAAAGCTTTTTTCTAGCGATGTCATCAAAGCATTTAAAGAAGAGCTAGACAAGGAACAAAAAAATGACGACTAAAACTGAAGAGCCTATCGACAAATCGCAAAGTCAGGTGTATAATAATAAGTTCACATCGGAAGCTGGACATTGGTATGACAGAGAGGGGTCGCCAGCTTACACCATCATAGGTGCAAACGGTAAAGAAAGAAACACAACATTAAGAGATGCTAAGAAAGAAGGGCTAGTACCTTCTGTAACTACGATTCTTAATATTGTAGCTAAACCTTCATTAGAAAACTGGAAAATAAATAAAGCTCTTGAAGCCTCCATTGAATTACAACAAGGCGAGGACGAGTCAAACGAAGACTTTATTTACAGATGCAAGACTGCTCAAAGAGACATAGGTCAAACGGCAGCAGCCCAGGGTACTAAGATACATGCTCTAATTGAAAGAGGATTTGAAGGTAAGTCAAATAACAAATCGTACCGTGCCGTAAAGAAAATTTTAGACAAGCACTTCCCAAAAGAGGAATGGATTGCTGAGGATTCTTTTTGCTCAGATTTAGGGTATGGTGGTAAGATAGACTTATATTCTAAGTCAGGTATCTTTGTGGATTTTAAAACCAAAGACGGCTTGGAAGGTAAAGACCCAGCAAGATTAGTATATGATGAGCATGGTATGCAGTTATCAGCTTATGCACAGGGTTGTGGCTTTGCTAACCCTCAACGTGTGTCTGTATTTGTTGACAGAGAACAAACAGATTTAGCACTAGCACATATCTGGGACGAAGACTCACATATAAAACATGTAGAAATGTTTAACAGTTTATTAAGTTATTGGAAGTTAGTTAAGAATTACGACTCATCAACAATATGAATGCACAACAAGCTAAAGCTATACGAAAGAAAAGCTATCAAATTTTATATGATTGGATAAGATTTGAATGTTTATCTGAAGAAGAAAGAAAGACAATGAAACCTATTGTCGATAGTGAAGTAAAGAAAGATATGATGACAATGATACCTAAACAAACTCATTACTTTAATCAAAAAACTTTACACTTATCTGCCTGGAGTTTGAAGTGGGTGCAAAAGAAACTTAAAAATCTAATAAAGAAAGGACATAAGTTAGAAGATATAGACTATACTTTATTATTAGAAAAGAAAGAAGAACCTATTGCTGGGCTAGGAGTTAATACAGGAATAAAATTCTAATGGCTAATTGTAAATTTCAAGAAGATAAAATACTAAAAGACATAGAGACTTATATCTGGGAAACATACAATCAACATTATGCTAACGGTAAATATCAAGCTACTGATATGATAATAGACTCAGGACATGGCGAAGGTTTTTGTCTGGGTAATATAATGAAGTATGCCATGAGATGTGGTAAGAAAGATGAAAGAGAAAAAGAGCTATTTAAAATTATACATTATGCAATAATAGCTATATATGTAGAGAGGAACAATGGAAGATAAAGTGGGGAAGAAACCTTATTTAGGTATAACAATAGATTATGATAAAGAAAAAGAGTTTGATAAATTTAGTTTAGATACTTTAAAAGATAGAT